GCAGACCGGCGAGACCCGCCCTGCATTACACGGCGTCCGATTTCGTTAATCATCTCCATCTTGGGCAGTGGACCGCTGGCCTTACCGCCGGTACGGGCAACCATGGCACCTTCGGGTCTATAGATGCTGTAGTCCACACCGATACCACCGCCTGTCATCAGGCAGCTTTCGGACTTCCAAGAAAGGTTGGCCCAGTCTTCACGGCTGTCCTCTTCTGCCTTCAACAGGTAGCAATTGTTGAAGAACTTGTTAGGACGACCAGCATAGTAAAGGTACCGCCCACCGGGGATGAACTTCAATTCGGTGACCATATTGGTAAGCTCATCGATTTCGTCTTCGGTCAGCACACCACCGCAAACGTCACGAACAAGAGTGCGGGCCAGAGCAGACCAAGTGTAGCAGTCTTCGTGGGCATACTTGTGCTTAAAGATGTCTTCACTGAACTTGGACCGGAACATAGGATTTTCGTTGGACTTAAAACTCATTTTCGACACCTTCTCCCTTCACAAAGAACACCGGCCTTCCAGATTTGAACTTGAGGTCTAGGCCCTTATCAGACCAGCAAGTCTCCTTAAAAGAACAGTACGAACAATTGATCCCCAGCTTTCTGCGCCCACTCTGTCGATCAGGGACAGATTCAAACGGGCGGTCAGGCGGCTGGTCCTTGGACATAACGTCCTTCAGATTGGCAATGCGATCAGAAGTGTTCTCGATGTCGTTATGAGTATAGGTGCAAAGCTCACCGCTGCTCTTGTCAAAGGCCAGAAACGTGCCGCTCTTTTTACCAAGAGCATTGGCATATCCGCTGATCTGGCTGACGTAGCCAAACGGATCGTCTTCGGCCAGACTACCGTCCTTGAACTTCTTCATGCCAAACGAACTGGCAGACTTAACATCGACCAATTCACCGTCGATCACGGCGTCAAGATGCCCCTTGATGCCATCGATCTCAATTTCCTTCTGCTGGTCTGAGACCGTGTGACCAGCCTCCTTGGCCAGATAGAGAACCAAGGCTTCGACAATGTCGCCCATCATAAACTTGAGTTTGGTCTGGGGCAGAAGAGGCTCAGGCTCAGCGTCACTCTTGATTTCAAACCAAAGCGACCTGGAACACGGCTTGCCTATGTTGGACATACGCAGGGCAGGTTTGCGCTCTGCCGAGGAAACCCAAAGCTGCTTGCGAACTGCGTCCATGATCGACGCAGCCATGCCAAAAAGAAATTCGGAATTAGGTTTCTTGGTACCCTTGGAGATAAGCTCGTAGATGTCGTCTACCAGCGTATCAATTGTCTTCTCGCTCTCGTTCATCGTCATACTCCACCTTTATGATGCCTCTATGGATACCTTGTTTACCACGGCGAAGATTGGAGATGCAACGATGATTAAGACCTTTTTCTTCACACCACTGCCTCATGGTCATGTCGGTAACATGGCTAGTGTTTCCGTTTTTATAGGTGACCGTGAAGCCCCCGCGATACGCAGGATTAGAAGTGCCTAGTTTTGTCTCTCTCAGCTTCCTACGCAAATCTTCGTTCAGATAACTGCGAACTGGTCTGTAGAACCTAATGCCTCCAACATTGGCATTGTAGAATTCTTCGCTTTCCAGAACGCCTAGCTCTACCTGTAACTTCATTTCGTTATAGTAGAGGTCACGCTTGAACTTACACAGCATGACAATCTGAAAGTGGAACGCGTCACTCCCAAGCTCAGCGATTTCGGGCTTCAGGTAGTTGCTACTGCTGGCGTAGTAACGCCATTCACTGGCAGCAGTCCGCTTGCCCTTGCGATGCTTCCACAGGCTCTTACAGCCAATGTAAGCCTTGCCGGTATCTAGGCGAGTGATACGGTAGACGAACCCAACGTACTCTTCAGGGTCGAATTCGCCTACCAGTTCAATGTCCCAGTGACCGTAATCGCTGTTCTTGGGAGGTGCGCTGTTCAAGATAGACTGTTAAAACGGCAGAGCTTCGTCTTCAGACTTGCTCGCCTTCTTGGAACTAGGCTTGGAACCATCCCAAGAAACGTTGCCCTTCTTTTCCGGATCAGGCTTGTACTCTTCCGGATCAATGAGCAGAACAGCCTGCATGAAGGTGGTGGTACCCTTACCATACTTGTTGTCGTAAGGGCGCTGCGAGAACTTGACGGTACCGTTGAAGCCGTTCACCAGCATCTGCGGACCATCGTAAGGCCCCTTCTCTGCGTTGAAGAGGATAGGCGGGTACGAAGACTTAAAGGTAACGTACGGAAGGCCATTGTACTTATCTTCCCGCTGGTTGACCTTCAGACCAAAATTGCGGGCGTTCTTAACCTGGTCGCCTTCAAGGACAACCACGCAAGAATAGCGGTCAAACTTGTCAGTCTTTCCCTCAAAGATATAAGGGAAGTACATCTTGCCAGTAACGTATCCGGTTTTGTCAGCCATTTTAGTGTATCTCACTCCAGTTGTTTCCGATTTTGACTTCACATCCTAGATCGCATTTCAAAGCGTAGGCTTTGTTTACAAGCGATATAGCTAGTTTAACACAATCAGACGAAAGGTCAACGGTGGAAAACGGTGATTCTATGACCATTTCGTCGTGGACCATTGCTACTATGCCAGCTTTTGTTCCTTTCTTTTCAAGAAGATAATCTGTGTAGAGAAACCACTTCTTCATCAGCACAGCCGACGAACCTTGAATTAGCGTGTTCACGGCAGCATGGGCGCTGCGTACACGCAAGACCCTGCCGTCTATTGCCTTGAGAGTGCCTTGGCGCTCGGCCTTGTCGATCACAGCCCGCTGAAAGCGGTTGTAAGCTGGCAGATTCGACAGGAACCGCTTGCGAAGCTGCGCCCCGTCTGCCGCACTGCCGTTGACAATGGTGCCGATCTTATAGTCGCCAGCGCCGTAGAGCAGGGCATAGATGAACGTCTTCGCTTGGTCTCTGGTATCCAAACCAGCCATGTGCTGATTAGCGGTGTGAATGTCGCCGGTCAGCAGTTCCTTAGTATACGAAGCATCGTCTATGTAATGAGCCAGCACACGAAGCTCTAATCCCTGTGCGTCGGTATCGATCAGGCGGTTCATGCCGTGCGCCTTCCACATCGAGCGGCATTCCACGCCGTATGGTTTACGCACAGACGGTATCTGTTGAAGATTAGGGCTGGAGCAGGACATACGGTTGGTCACAGCGCCCAGAGTGTGGTAGGTGCAGCGGACTCTGTTGTCTCTCGCAGCCGCCTTCACCCAAGAGTCGATCATAGCCGTGCGCTTCTGGATCATAAAATACCTAGCTAAGATTTTAGCCTCGGGTATTTCACAAGATTCCAGTGTAGATTCGTCTACCTTGGCAAGGCCGGTCTCAGTGTAGTGGGTTGGCTTCCAGCCTAGGGCCTGAAGACGCTCGCCTATCTGCTTACGGCTGGCAGGATTAAACGGCACATACTTGACCTTGGTCTTCATCTGAACCTCAGTCGGCGGAAAGACGCTCTGCATATCCTTCTCGATCTGAACCTCTTCTGCCTTGAGTCTTCCGTACAGGTCGAGAGCCAATGGTATGTTGAAATAGAAGCCGTGGTCTTGGACCTTATTGGCCAGGATTTGCATACGATGCTCGTCGCGCACAGACTTCTCTGAAAAGTCCTTCATCTCCAACAGCAGGAAATCGTAGAGCTTGGCGCAGACCATAACATCCTGCACACAGTAGTCCCGCATCTCTGTTGTATAGGTATCCCACGGGCCTTTGAAATCACACTTGGGCATCGACAGGCGATGTCCCCATGCCTCTAGGCTGTGACCATCCTTGCGATCAGGCATGGAAAGCCTAGACATGACAAGTGTGTCCACCTGCTTGTCAAACGGAACATCAATGTTCCACAACTTGCTAAGGGCGGGGAAATCGTAAGAGCAGCCGTTGTGGGCAACGATGGTTTCAAAGTTGTCCAGATAGGCTTGAAGATTTTCAGGTGTTTCGAAGACTCGGCTGTGGCCAACGCCGGGATTGTAGGTTGCCACACAATGAATGACGGTTGGTTCCAAGCCGTCTGTTTCGATGTCGATTACGCAGATTTTTCCCATTTTGTAGACAGTGCCTTCCAGCTTTGGGGGAAGTGCTTCTCGCAAATCGAAGAGACTTCTTCAGCGATATAGCGTGTTTCCGCCTGTGCGTCTTTCTGAGTACGAAGAGAGCATACACGATTAAAAGCGAAAAGGGAACCCGTCCAATACCATTTTGTCATCATTGCCTGTGGCAGCACCATACGGGCCTGTTCAGGGCATACTCCAATGGCCAGAAGCTCCTTATATGCTTTCTGAGACATGAATTCTACGTCGGCCAAAACAGTATCAGCCAACTCGTTACAGCTAATGGGCTGGTCCATGGAACCCTGTTTCTTATCGTCAGCCCGCTTGCGCCAGAACAAAGGGCGATCAATGTCAGGTATATAGTCCACATACCTGCGAGACACCTCGTTCCAGACCAGTCCGACTTGGTGCTTGGCCAACTGCCTAGCAACATAAATCGGAGCCTCCACCAGCAAAGTCAGGCAGGTGTGGGCAAAGGGTGTCCAGTGATTATGCTTAGCCAGATAGTTGATTAAGCGTAGGTCTTTATCACTAAGCTCTTTGCTATATACGTCGAATGACACACGCGCTGCATTAACAACAGACAGATCACTGCCCATCTTGTCGATAAATTTTACAGAATACATTAGTACTTCTTACCTCCTGCCGCTGCCCGATTATTTATGACCTTGTCCACGGTTCTTCTTCCTTGAGTTACGATCAGGGTGGTTCTTGTTGACGTTCTTCGTATGGTTGAACGGCTTGGGACGACGCCTACGCTTGACCTTGGGCAGAGGCTGAAACTTCTTCTTCTCTTTAACTTTTGCCATCAGAACGCTTCCTTCACGATTTCCATTCTGCCAGTGTTCTTATCATAGAACAGCTTTCCAGCCAAGCCCACATCACCAGTATACCGGCACTTCAGCACACGCAGATTGACGGTATTTGAAAGAATGATGTCGTCGTTTTGAGTGTCTCGCTCCAGACCGATCACTGTGTCGCTAATCTGGGCGATGCCGTGAGAGCCTCGCAGGTGGCCAAGGTTGACCTCCATGCCGTCTTCGTGCGAGCGATCACTGTTCAAACGACGCAGGTGAGTGACCAAGTGAAGAGAACAGCCGGTCTCTTCGGTAAGCTGACGCAGCATGGTCATGGTCCTGTCGATAGCCTTGCGCTCGTCGACAAGTTCCAAACCTGAGACCAGGATGCTCAGGTGGTCGATGAAGATGATCTTGCAATCGAGACCCACGACCATGTACCTGACACGGCTCATAAGGTCTTCGGTCTCCATGGAGCCAAAGTGGTCGTAGAGGTAGACGCGGCCAGTTCCCAAAGTATTGTCGAAATACTTCTTGATCTGTTCTTTGGAATACTTGGCGAATACTTCGTTAATGTGGAGTTTATCATTAGCCTCGACGGCCATGATACCACGGCGAGTGCGGTCAACGCTCTCTTCCAGAGCAATGATGCCGATATTTTCTTCAGTGTTCTTCAGATAGTAGTGCTGGAGTTCGCGCAGAATGCTGCTCTTGCCAACGCCTGTACCAGCGGCCCAAGTGATGATCTCGCGGGCGCGAATGCCCATGGTCTTGGACTGTAGTTCTGGCCAAGGGAAAGCGATGCTTCTGAGGTTCTGCTCGTCCCACAGCTTTTCAAAGTTCTCGCTGCCGTTGACAATGCCGCTGGGCGTGTAGCAACGGGCAAACTTCATGTGAGCCAGAAACTCTGTCTGAAGACCCTTCTTGCTATACTCGCAAGCGTCCTTGTGTTCAAGATTAACCACAAACGCCTTACCGGGTGAAAGCAACTTGGCGCAACGCTCGGCAGCTTCACGGCCAGCCTTGTCGGAATCGAAGCAAATGAAAATGCGGTCAAACTCTTCCAGCATTTCCAGGTTATTCTTGATGTCCCGCTCCGCAGAAGCAGCGCCAGACTTGATGCTCAGCACTGGCACAAGCGGTGATCCGTTCACCGGCTGAGAAATGGTCACCGCGCTCTCTGGAATGCGATTGGCCATTTGAAATGCAGCCAGAGCGTCGGCCTCGCCCTCAGTCAGAATGATCGTATTGCTGCGCTGTGGTGCAGCCTTGTTCAAAGTGTTCCAACCGAAGAGACCGCACTTGGCAAAGTCGCCTTCGGTATAGAAGTCCTTGCCAAATTCTCTAACCTTCTTGGCAAAATGACCAGCAGAGGAAAAATACGGGAACTCCACCTGTCGAAGGTCTTTTGAAACGTGGACACCGTAAAAGTTACTTACCGCAGGGCTGATACGGCGCTTGTCCCAAGTCACATCATTATCCGGCTTGGTCTTGTAAGAAGACATATCGGTCATTCCGGTGGTGAAGGTGGTCTTCTGGCAACTGAAGCAATAGGTGTGGTCGTGGTAGATCGCCAAAGCGTCAGAAGACCCGCACTCTTCGCACGGCTGGTGAATTCGGATAGCGTCAGTCATCTTCGTCTACCGTCATTTCAGCGCCAAGGGCAGCGTATCCGCAGATGTCCACAAAACTGTCGTGGCTGGCAGAATTGCGAAGTCTGGAAATCTTGAGGAGCATCATCATGCAGGTGACGTCTTTTACGTTGAGCTTATAACCTTCAGGAATTTCCAGGTATTCGTTCCAAAGGTCAGCCACGCGCTGGTGCATCACATAGGCGTCACCGTACTGCACAGCGCGGCTACCATTGACAAGGTTCTTGGCAGTATCTAGGCACTCGTCGCGGTCCATTTCAGCGTCCTCCGATTCTACGTTCAATACCAAGCATCACTTTTAGAAGGGAAACTATAATCATTCCTCCGAGGGTCGGCATTTACTTTTGATCCTTTCGATCAGGTTAACAACGGTCGCATCTTCTTGGTTGTCTGTGTAGTAACCGGCGACGGTCAAGCGGATTTCCAAGTCGCACGTTTGGCAAATATCTTTTCTATGGACCTTGGGAAGCAGAGCGTCACAGATTACACAACGCATGTTCTACCACCACGCGGGAGTTTCGACAGCTTTCCACTTGGCAAAGCCAGCCTTAGCGCCGCGATAATAGGCGCGGTAGGCTTCGACAGTGTCGCCGCACTTGTACTCGTCTGGCATACACTGGGGAGGCAGCGGAGACCCAAGGGTAACTGAGGGGATGTTGGATGGCGCATTGGCCAAGGCGTCGAGCAGTCTGCCGGTCTTGTGGTCTTTGCCATAGCGCAGCTTGTACTGCTTCAGCAATTGCTTGAACAAATGGAAGGTCCATTGGTAATTGAACCAACCCTGGCGCACCCACACGGCACTGGGATGGTTCTTGTGCGTAGACTTGTAGAGACCCAGCCTGTCGGCCATCTCGTTGCCATCAAGTTCACGGTGGGCGGTGGAAAGCAACTGGGCGGTCTCTAGGATCATTTTGACAACGTGCTTGTCGCAATGATACCGCGCAGCACGAATGGGGTTCTGGTCTAGGTAGAAGATGTTCAAGGCAGCTACTCCGTTTCTGTTCGCAGTGTGATAATACGCTTAATCCATGATTTTGGAATAGCTAATTCGCCGTCGCCTTGTGGGTGCTTTCGGCCGACAATGTGCGGGCAGACCACAACATAGTTCATCTTGGTGTCGGGGATGGTTCCTTCGTAGACCAAGTAGCCTACGGTGCGGGCAAAGGCGGGTCGCATAGACTGTACGTCTTCAAGGTCGCGCCAGCCGGTGATCTCGCCACCGGTGGCGTCATACCATTCGACCAAGACAA